CACGGTGCCGGTGTTGGTCTTACGAACCTAGCCGGCTTTGGGCCTCTCCAGACCACGCGGCAAATGTATCACCAACTTCTGTCGCGCGGCACTGGCAACTTTTAGGATTAATGCCATGAGCCGAATCGCTCTCAGTTCTCTGGAACGGGCGCAGCGGGAAATCCTGCCGCTCGATTTAGCGCTGTACCACGCTGCCCGCGATTATCCGGGCGGAGCTGCTGCCATCGCAGCCACCACCGGCCGTAACCCGACCACGCTGCAACACAAACTGTCGCCGACCCACCCGAGCCACTCCATCAACATTCAGGAGTTCGGTGAGATCCTCGAACTGACCAAGGACCGCCGCATTCTCGATGCGGTGCATGCGCTGGTCGGTGACACGATCTGGCAGGAGCTGGCGGACACCTACACCAACGACATGCCCGAGACCTTGACCACAGGGATTGCTGAATACTTCCGTCAGGTCGCGGATCTGGCCGAAACCTGGGCCAAAAGCATCGGCGACGGTGTGGTGACTGATCAGGAACTGGCTGCGATTCGCCTGCAGGTGTTCCGGGGCATTCAAGGGCTGCTGGGGTTGTTCAACCGCGCCACCTACGTCAACCAGACGACGCGAGGTGCTGACCGTGGCTGACATCGCCGATTTCGCCAACGACTTGGTGCAGGAACGCATCGATCAGGCCATGGCGGCGCGCAGCGCTGCCAAAGCAGAAAGTGTTGCCCATTCCTTGCTGTTCTGTGAAGTCTGTGACGATCCGATCCCGGAAGCGCGCCGCTTGGCCCAACCGGGTTGCTCGCAGTGCATCAGCTGCCAGTCCCTCTCTGAGCGGGGGATTCAGCATGCTCGATGAGGTATTGGGGCAATTCGCCGATTACGGTCTGGAGCCAGCGCAGCCGCTGGTGTTCGGCAAGCTGACCCGCTGCAAGACAGCGCAGGACAAGGGCAAGGAAAAGAACGGCTGGTACGTGGTCCACGAGCAGCGCACGGAGAAGGGCGACACGCTGATCTTCGGCGCTTTCGGTGACTGGCGTTCGGGCGAGACACAGAAGATCAAGGTCAAGGCCGGTCGCATGTCGCCGGAAGAGCGCGAAGTGATGCGCGCCCGCCAGGAAGAAGCCAAACGCCGCGCCGCCGAAATCGCGAACAACGCTGCGCGGCGGGCCGCGAAAAGGGCGCAGGGTTTGTTCGAGCGCATGCCGACCACCGGGCGCAGCGACTACCTGGACCGCAAGCAGATCGCTGGTATCAATGTGCGTTACGCGCCACGCACCGGCGCCGTGTTGGTCCCAATGAAGAACGCCCGTGATCAGATCATGGGCCTTCAGGTGATCTTCCCGAACAAGCAAGAAGACACCGGCCGAGACAAATCCTATTGGCCCTACGGCATGGCGAAGGAGGGCACCTTCCACCTGCTCGGCCCGCATCCGGTACCGGGCGAACCGGTGCTGGTCTGTGAGGGCTACGCCACCGGCGCCAGCCTGCACATGGCGACGTCGCTCGCCGTGGCCGTGGCCTTCGATGCGGGCAACCTGTTGGCCGTGTGCAAGGTCATGCGTGAGCGCTTTGCCGGCTGCCCGCTGATCATCTGCCGCGATGACGACTGGAAGACCACCAAGCCCAACGGCGATGCCTGGAACCCTGGCGAGGAGAAAGCGAGCAATGCTGCGTTGATCGTCGGTGCCCAGGTCGTTGCGCCGATCTTCTCTGTCGAGCGTCATGACAAGTGGACCGACTTCAACGACCTGCACGTCGCTGAAGGCCTCGACGCGGTTCGCCGTCAGGTGCTGGCCGTGGTCCGCCCGCCGGCCGCCGGTGGCTGGAAAGATCAACTGGCCCGCAGTGAAAGCGGCGCCTTGATCGCGCACATGCAGAACGTCGAACTGATCCTCGCTCACGACGAGCGCTGGGCCGGGGTGATCAGCTACTGCGCTTTCAGCTCGAAGATCGTCAAGCTGCGTGCGGCGCCTTATGGCGGTGGCACCGGGGAGTGGGCCGACATCGACGACGTGCGCGTCATGAAGTGGCTCGCGCAGCAGTACAACCTGCGTGTGAAATCCTCGCACGTGATCGAAGCGGTCAGCGTCGTGGCCCACGACCACGCGTTTCACCCAGTGCGTGAGTACCTGAAAAAACTCGAATGGGATCGCGTGCCGCGCCTGGAGCGTTGGTTGACCGATGTCATGGGGGTGAAAGCAACCGACTACACCTCCAAGGTCGGCAAGCGCTGGATGATCTCGGCCGTGGCGCGGGTGATGAAACCCGGCTGCAAGGCTGACTCGGTGATGATCCTCGAAGGTGTACAAGGCGCCGGTAAGTCGACCGCCATGAGCGTGCTCGGCGGTGAGTGGTTCATGGACACGCCGTTTGCCCTTGGCGACAAGGACGGCTTTCAGGCGATACGTGGCAAGTGGATCGTCGAGCTGGGCGAGCTGGACAGCTTCAACAAGGCCGAGAGCACCAAGGCCAAGCAGTTCTTCTCCGCGTCGACCGACACCTACCGCGAAAGCTATGGCCGCAGAACCCTGGACGTGCCACGCCAGTGTGTGTTCGTCGGTACCACCAACCAGGACGAGTACCTTAAGGACGCCACCGGCAACCGTCGCTATTGGCCGGTGGCCTGTACCAAGGTCGATGTGGCGTTGCTGCGCGAGATCCGCGACCAGCTGTGGGCCGAAGCCATGTTCTGCTTTGAGGCCGGCGACCTCTGGTGGGTCACGCGAGAGGAAGCGCCGATGTTCAGCGAGGAGCAGGACGAACGCTTTGTGGTGGACGAATGGGAAACGCCCATCCTGACCTGGCTCGAAGAGTCGCAGATCGGCGAGACCACCACCGGCAGTGAGGTGATGAGCCAGGCGCTCAAGCTCGATCCCGGTCATTGGGGCAAACCCGAGCAGATGCGCGTGGGTGCGATCCTGCATCGGCTGGGCTGGCGACGGTTCCGTTTGGGCGCGTTGAGCAAGAGCGGCCAGCGGCCATGGGCGTACAAGAAACCGGAGGGTTGGGGCAGGGCGCCTGCGCTGGAACAACCTGCGTTCGAGGAGCCGTGCTTCGATGATTAAAGCAATCGATATGGCTCTCAAGCAATGGGCGCAGGAGCTGCACAGCGACGAGGTCGCCGCCGGTTACTCGGGCGGCAACATGGTCGCGATGATGATGGAGAGCGGTGGCCAGCTCGTGCGCGGCAGGCGTGGGAGCAGGGTGCCGCTGGAAGCCTCTCTGGACATTGAGCGCATCGTCAAGAAACGTCTCGATCCCGAGTTGATGACTGTGGTCAAGGTGCATTACTTCCAGCCCGATGCGCCTCTGGCTGCACGCCTTGCGAACAGTGGTTGCACACGCAACCTCTACTACCAGCGGCTGCATGACGCTCACATCGTGGTCGAGCACTTCCTCCTGGGGGAAGCGGCTTGATCGTGGGCATCCCTCTGGCTCACGCCGTCCCACTGGCCTGCCTCCGTCCCACTGCTTTTTGCAGTGGTGGGACGGGCGCAGGCCACGTCGTTGTTGGGCTGTCCCACCGTCCCACCTTTTTCAGACTTCCCACCCGTGTGTGCGTAGCGGGTACAGGTACGCGCGTTTACGCGCACGCGTGCTTTTTAAATTTCTCTCTATACACGAGAAAAGAGAGATAAAAGTAGGACGGTGGGGCAAAGCCCCAATTTACGGGGCTTCCAGACGTCCCACCTAGTTTTGGAGAGGTGGGACGCATGGGACGCCACCGAAACAACAGAAGCAAAAGCCAGCCGGGTTGAGATATTCACCGACATTCGCCAGCCGTTCACCGGACGTAAGCCACACATTCACCGGATGGCATTAAACCGGTCTTGCTGCCACCAGAATCGACCTGTAAAAAGGGGCCATCTTCGATGGGTGCGACCGCCAAGCGCGGCGGGCCACCCACCACCTGACCCGGCCATAGCGCCGGGTCTTTTTGTTTAAGGGGCAGGGCAATGACGAACGAGCAACAGGCACTGGCAGAGATGCCGATCTGGTTGGTGATTGCCCTTTCCCTGGTTGGCGGTGTGTCCGGCGAGATGTGGCGCGCTGACAAGGACGGGGCACGAGGTTGGGCGTTACTGCGCCGCCTCGCACTTCGGTCCGGTGCCTGCATCGTCTGCGGCGTGTCAGCGATGATGTTGCTGTTTGGCGCGGGCCTGTCGATCTGGACAGCCGGCGCCTTGGGTTGCCTGACCGCGATGGCCGGCGCCGATGTCGCCATCGGCTTGTACGAACGCTGGGTGGCCAAGCGGCTGGACCTGAGCGAGGCCGAGTCGAAAGCATGAGCCGGGCAGGCCGGGTAGGGCGCCGATTTTTACGGGTCCTCCCTGAGGGCCGCCCCCTACACGGGTTATCGAACTCGCGGAATCTCTCTAGCTGAAACTTTTGCAGGGATGTCCGTCTTTGCAAACACGAGTGTTTGTATGAAAGGAAATAACCATCGGCGTAGGTATAGGTTTTTGAAAGATGGGGACTCAATCACTGTTTGGGTGGTCAAGATTGATATAGGGTAAGGACAGGCGTTGTACCAATAATCGGTTCGGGGCCTGTTCAAAAGCCCGATCTAGAGCCCTCAACGATGCCCATTATCAAATCAGTCGCACTGGCTAAAGCGCGATCCAATTTTGACCTTTTTGCTGAAGCCGTAGACGAGCGTGATCTGGAGACGCTGTTCAGAGGCGCTATTGGCTACTGCCGGGCTCTGCAAAGGAATGGAGTCATCAGCGAAGATGAACTCGCGCAGCTTCTGGATGAAGCTGACCAGGTACGTGATCGTTGCTTCGGTCCGCGCAGATCTACCGCGAAGCAAAGATAGATCACCAACTCCCGCCAGAAACCAAAGCCGGCGGATCTCCGTGCACCGCTCTTGGCGCAACGCCCTCGTCGCGATCGGAATCAGCCAGAACTCGCCGGGGACCCTGGGGACTTTCAAAGGACACGGGGTCGGAAACCCGCGGGATCGTGTTAGTGGGATGTCTGCCAGCTTACTGAAATTTCAATCCACTGAAATCTTGAAAGGATTTATTGAAAAGCCGCTGAAAAGGAGGGCTTATGAGCACAGCTACGTACCTGTCAAAGAGCGCCTTCGCTGCGCACATCGGCCGATCACCGAGCTACATCACCTGGCTGAAAGAGAATGGCCGGTTGGTGCTGTCGCCCAACGGCAAGCAGGTCGACGTGCTGGCCACTGAAGCGTTGATCCGCGACACCGCCGACCCAAGTAAGGCTGCCGTCGCTGCTCGCCACCAACAGGACCGGCTTCAGCGTGATGTGTACAGTCACGTCGCAGCCAAATCCGAGCCGACTAACATGGCTGCGCCGCCGCCCGTTGACCCTGCTCAGGGGCAGACTCCGGACTTTCAGAAAGCACGAGCGCATCGTGAGCATTACCTGGCGCGGATGGCTGAGATGGAGTTTCGCAAGGCTCAGGGGGAACTGGTGGAAATCAGCTTTGTGCAGAAAGCCGCCTTTGAAACAGCGCGATCGCTCAATCATTCTCTGATGAGTCTGTCGCCGCAGTTGGCGCCGCAACTCGCCGCCTTGTCGGATCCTTGGGAAGTGGAGCGGCAGCTTACTGCTGCGCTGCGGCAGCGACTGAACGAAGCGGCTCAGGTTTCCAGCGACGACTTTGGCTTTACATTGGGTGAGTGCTAAGGGGATCCGCAAATCAGAATTTATTCGGCTAGCAGCGTGATTGAGTGACGTCTGCTTTCGGCCAATAGCGGTCAGTTGCGGGTGGCCCTCATAGTCGAATTTGACTATGAGATGCGCACAACCCGCAGTGCTTGTTGATCTCTAACGGATGTTGCTCGATAGAGGTTGTCGAAGATAAAGCTGCATTGTGATAGCGGAAATAATACTTTGCTTTATAAATCTCCGCTCTTGATTTTTTGCATAAGCCTCTTATAGCCTTCTTCGTCGCTGGCGTGTCTGTTGCTATTTAAAAAGGGCATCCACATCGAGGTTATTACATCTTTTTTGATTACATTGTTATGGTCAAATATTTTATTAGTTGCCTGACTCAAAATCTCGCTTTTTGATTCGAACCCCTCTGTGCCAGCTTGACCGAATAAAGGATCAAGACCTAACCATTCAGCCGGTTTTTTGGGCATCCACTTTACCCATTGATCATTAGGGGCGATTTCATTTCTGACTCGTGCAACTTTAAATCCAGCACAACTTTCCCAGTCGTATTGTTTATTTAGTATGCTTCCAGTCAGGATGATGGTATTGAAATTAACTGGCGGGAATTCTTCAAATCCACTCAAGTACGCCCCTATGAGATAAGTGCCAAATGAGTGTGCAATTACAGAAATTCGTTCGCCATTTTGACAGTAATCTTCCTTTATAGAAAATATCCAATCTCTAAACAGATCGACAGCCTCTTTTCTTTTTCCTTTGTTTAATAAAATATCGGGTGTTGTAAATCCATAAATGTATGGTGCAACAATCCATCCTTGGCTGTTTGCGATTGGAATTAAACTTGCATTCCAATCTGCGTGCGACATGATGCCATGAATAGTTACCAAGACGCCTGGGACCTCATTTAGATCGACTAAATGCCTATTAAAATAAGCCCTCTTGATCACCTCGAAGGTTTCGTCATCAGGTTCGTGAGTTGTTTCCCAAGCTTTGTCCGGATGATTCAGACTTATCTGTACCACACCCACTTCTTGACCAAACCTGGCGTAGGATAATAATCTCACGAAAGATGATGCGATGATTGGCTCATCAATCGAGCAAAACATGATATCAGTTCGTCTTCCATCTAAAATGAGTCGCTCGGGCTTGGAAGGTATATGTTCCTTTTTCTGGAGAACGATTACCACATCTAGGTCGTGAGGATCCTCCTTGTCCGTCACGTACGACCCACCAATTAAAACACAAACTGCATTTCGCGCATTAGAGAAATCTAAAATGTCTACGAATGCTTTTCTGAGCTGCTTCCTTTTTTCGTTGACCAGACAAAATCTGTCAATGAACTCTTGAGCAGAACAAACATGGGTTCCTGGTGGTAAAAAACCTTTTTCTGTAAGCGCTGGCAGTCTATTCATCACTTCTCGCTTTTTATATGAAAAGAGGGGCGATTCACAATTGGGCATCAAGCCACTTAGAAAGACCAATTGCGTCAGATTCTGAAAGATTCATTTTATCTATAAGACGATAATGCCCCATCCCTTTACCATAAGTGCAAGACTTTCCGACCGGATGCAGCAGTGAGACCAATACAAGGTCAGTGTTAGCGGCCCAATCGCTTTCAAAACTGGTTCCTTTGAGTGGCGTCAACACAACACCAAAACTACCACCATTTCCCAAATCAACTCTTTCTACTAACATGCTTTATTACCTTATTTTATTGGAAATTCTAAAGTTTAATAGGCACCAATTTATGCTCTGTTGTGACCTTAGACGCTTGGTGATTTGTTGGCAACTTTTGGCTGGAAGCATGCCTGTCCGAAAGCGCGCTTCTGGCCGGTAGCGGTCGTTTGTGAGCGTCCGCTAATGGCCGGCAGCGATCGCTTGCCGATGTCCGCTTCTGGCCGGTAGCTGCTCGTCATTAGTAACAGCTATAGGTCAATGCTATATATCAGAATGAGGGCCTAGAATAATCCGAACGGCTTGCGTTGATTCCGTAACGCTTTAGCATACGCTGATCGAAGGCGTGCATATTTCGACCATTTGCCCGCCGCCAACAAGCGTTGTCTCACCCATACATGTACAAAAGGTCGTCGATCAGCTCAAGCTCCTGCTGCGTGTACTGGACCTTGTTGTACCTTCTAATGTCCTCAAGTACACCCCTGATCGGAACTTGACGCGAAGGGTCCTGAACGATTTCGATCAGACGGTCGAAATCCGGATCTCTTCCCTTGAGGTATTTTTCAATCAGTTCTTTGAGCGCTACGCGCGCCTCTAGATCGGTTAGCACTGTTACTTCTCCGGCAAAATCGTGACTTCATCTGCTTTGATGATGGTGGTGGTACCCGGTTTGGGAATGAGTTGCCGAGCACCGCCTGTTCCGTAGTCAGGGTACGCTTTCGTGAACGGTTCCAGATTCGGACCCTTACCACCGAGCTCATATGGCACTGTAACGGTTGGCTCGCCATCCTTATAGAGTTGCAGTGTGTCGAACTTCAATCGCAGGCGACCATCACTCCACGCAGGGTCGGGATCAGCAGGAGTGACATGCTTCGGCGCTCGCATCTGCAATGCTTCTGTAGCAGCGTCTCCAGTCTCAAATTTGTCGAACCCAAAATAAGATAATCGTGCGTCGCCGGTGTTGATCGTGTTCTGCGCGTGAGTGTTTACTGTTCCATCAGCGTTTTTGTAGCCCATGTATCGATATGCCGTTGAGGGTAAGGTCGAATCCGGTCCGGATGGTCCAACGTAAAAATCTGGCTTCGACTCGACGACCGCCGGTGGAGTGACGTCTCCAGTCTTTACGCTGGAGTCTGCAAGAGTAGGGGTAGTGTTCGGAGAAGATGATCCTCCAGGCTTGGGGCAGTTCGCAGCGGGCTTGAGTGGTGCCTTTTTTGCGGCACCGGACACCGCTTTAGTAATCGCCCTGAACATTAGGCCGAGCGGGTCTACCCAGCCGGTAGGGTTGGGGGCGTACTGGTAATTGTTTAAGCCACCTGCAAGCTTTACCGGGTCGGGGGTTAGAAACCGTCCTGTGCTCGGGTTGTAGTACCGATGGCGGTTGTAATGAAGTCCACTCTCTGCGTCGAAATACTGGCCTTGAAACCGTAGCGGGTTGTCGATCTCCGCAACATCCAGCGTAGCCAGGTTGCCGTAGGCTCGATACTTGGCCGACCACATAATTGCGCCGCTGTAATCGGTGAGCTCCTGCGGCGTGCCCAAGTGATCGAGCTGGTAATAGAACGGCGTGGCTTTCAGAGGGCCTTCACCGTCGAGCATCGCCAAGGGGCGGAAGCTGTCTGGCTCATAGACATAGGTGCGATACCGACTTTCACCGCTCTCTACAATCAGCCGTTCGCCTTGCCAGAGGAATTCGGTGGTGTGGCCATCGACTGTTTTCTCGATACGTCGACCAAAGGCGTCGTACTTGTAGGTCGCGATACTGCCGCCGGGTAGGCTGACGCCGATCAAGCGATGCTGGCAGTCATAGCGGTATTCAGTGACGAGCTTATTTCCAGCACCTCGGCGCTCGCGAGTCAGATTTCCGTAGGCGTCGTAGTCGTAGTGGCGGTCACCCTGCATCAGCAGGCGGTTGCCTTTGACGTTGGCAAGGTTGGCGGTGCCTTCGTTGTTCTGGCCAAGCAGGTTGCCGGCTGGGTCGTGCGCGAAGCTCTCCGGTGTTGCACCGCGAACACTGATCAGGCGATCAAGCGGATCGTAGTGAAAATTGCGGGTGCCTTTGAGGCTATCATTGATGCCTGCAAGGTTACCCGCCGCGTCGTAGTTATATCGGCGCTGCAGAACGATGCTATCGCGCTGGCTGACGCTATGGGCCTGCAGGCGACCCTGATCATCATATTGATACTGACTCAACAGCAAGCCCTGCTGACGTTGTTGTTCACGACCAGCCTTGAACTGGTGTGATGTCAGGCGAGAACCGTTGAGGTCAATGCTGCTGAGGCTGCCGCCGGGCAACCGGCGATAGTCGAGCTTGCTACCGTCTGGTAAACGGCAATGCTTGAGTTGGCCGACGCTATCGTACTCGTAGCGCAGGGTGCCCCAACCCTGATGCTCGCTGATCAGCCGATCTTGGGAGTCGTATTCATAAGCCAGTGGCCAATGACCGTCATCAACATTGACCAAGCGACCGAGTGCGTCATAGCTGTAGTGAACTTCCTCACCATCGGCCAATTTCTTCACAAGCAAGCGGCCAGCGGAGTCACGTTGGTATTCAGTGACCAGCTCGCTACCGTCGTCGCCGTATTCAGTTCTCCTCAGCAAGTTGCCATTCAGGTCATATTCGTATGCAGTACGGCGACCATCAAATCCCGTCTCCTGCTGTATCAGCCCGTTTGAGTAATAGTCGAGCTGATAATGTTCGCCTCGCTCATTTTCGATCTCAGTCAGCAGCAGGCGTGAGTTGTCGTAGCGATAGCGCAGCTCACTGCCGTCCGGGTTGATGCGGCGGCTGACAAGTTGCAGGTTGTCGGCGTATTCGTAGCGGGTAATACGGCCCAGTTCATCGCGCTCGGCTGTGACTTTGCCGTAGGCGTCATAGGTATAAGTGCGAGTTGCACCGTCGGGCTGTGTGGTCTGCGTCAAGCGGCCAGCCGCGTCCCATTGATAATGGGTGATCGAGCCGTGTTCGTCCTGGCGGGTGATCTGACGACCCAGTGCGTCGTAGCGGTATTTACGTCGACCACCATCAGGCAACGCTTCCTCGAGCAATTGGCCCAGTCCATTCCAGGCGAGCTGATGCCGGCCACCGTCTGGGTGAACGATCTCCAGCACGCGACCCTGGGCATCGTAGCTGTAGTGTGTTTCGTTGCCGTCAGGATCTGTCTGGCGGGTGATATCGCCTTGGCTATTTCGCTGGTATTTCCAGCTCGCTTTGCCGCGATGAATCTCACTCACAAAGCCATGTCGATATTCGTAGAACGTTGGCGCATCTTCAGGAGGAATAACAACGGCAAGCAGGCCGGCGTCGTTGTAACGGTACTCAGTGATCGCGCCGAGGGGGTCCTTTTCTGCAATCAGCCGCCCTTTGTCGTCATAGGCCTTCTGAGTCTCAGCGCCGTCCGCAGCGGTCTCGCTGATGAGTCGAGCATTTTCGTCATGCACATAAACTTGCTCGCTACCATCAGCGTTTGTAACGGTAACCTTGCCGGCATCGTCCCAAGCGTACTGCGAGTCCATCTGCGAAAAACTGGCCCAGTGACGGATGCTGCGTGACGATTTGCCTTCGTTTTCCCACTCCCAGAAAAAGCTCGCACCACCGGCCAGTTGTCGTTCCAAAATGACGTGATGGTCGTTGTAACGGTAGTGTTCAGTTTCACCGGCAGCATTGGTGGCGCTGATGAGCTGGCCTTGCGCGTTGTACCGATAGGTCACCAGCGTTTGAACGGTGATCCATGGCTCCTGTCGTTGACCCTGATCCGTGTACTCAGCACGGCGCTGCTGATAATCCACGGCAACGATATGACGGTCTTCGTGGCGGACTAAAAGGGAGCGTCCGGCGTTGTTGTCGATGCGTTGGATTCGGTCAGCGAAGTCGTAACTCAGCTGTAACTGGTTGTTGTACGCGTCACTGATGGTGATCAAGCGGCCCGCACGGAAATGATAAAAGCGCGGATTCTGCCCGGCCTGCGTCAGGATGAGTTCGCCTGGTGTCGATCCCAGGTAGATGGCCGCTTTCGACAGGCTGTTGATAATGGCGGGGCGTTGCTGCGTCGGCATGGGAAAACGAGTGGTTCGGTTTTCGTTATCCGTCCACAGGACGCCCTCATCATCCAGATCCAGTCGATGAGAAAGAGCGTGGCTCCATCCAAACCCAAGGCGGCTGTCGATCTCGACCGCACTGGTGCGATAAAGGCGCGTCCACTCAAACGGTAGCAGGCCATCGAGTTGGCCATCGGTGAGAGTCAGTAATTCTTCGCCCGTGACCATCGAGACCGGGCAGCCATTGGTGCAGGTGTCTTGCGCCGGCGCCGCACTCTTGTCGTCAGGATTCTTCGATTGTTTCGAGGCGTCATCAGGGCGCTTGCCGTGTTCAACGGTCGCATTACGTTTGCCATCAAAACGTAGCTGCGCGACTCCTTTTTCTACTCGCGTCGCTACTCCACGAGCGGCGACCGCGACGTATTTGCCGACGTAACCCATGAAGCCCTTGATGATGCTGAATAACGACTTCACGAATCCGGTGACAGCTTTGACGATGATCTGGCCGTACTTCGCTAAACGTGCGGCCAGATAAAATAGCCCGGCGCCTTCGGCTGCGACGGTCAATACGACCGAAATCACGATGTCGATGAGAATTCCGATGACGGCTGCAGATGTCATCTTCGCTGTTTGGCCAGCCGCCTGCGTCGGTGGCAATGCTGAAACCCAGATTGAAGCGCAATGCACCATCAAGAACAGCGCGGCCTCGTCGCTGGCAAGCAACATGGCCTGTTTCATCACATCTGGCGCCTCTTTGGCCAGCTTGATCAGTTCCTCTGCACCGGCCCCTAAATCCTCTGCGAACTTTTTAGGGTTTTGAAGGATGTCCAAGGCCTTTGAGATGCCATCCCAAACGCCTTTGATAGCTTCCCATCCACCTTCGAGAATGCCGACCCCAATTGCCATCGCTTTGGCTGACGCACTCTGATTCGACCACTGCGGTTTGAAGCCTGCCCATTCTTTGCGCAGGAATCCTTCGAGATCGGCAGCTAAGCCGTCGTAGGATTTGAACAGCGTGTCGATCTGCGCAGGCGTCACCTGATCGTGGACGTGGATTTTATAGGATTTTCCAGGCTGTCCCTGAAAACTGCCTTTACCCTGTTTGTCCAAGGTAATCGTCGACTTGGCGCCCCCGTCCACGGCAATGATATCGACTTTGATATCGCCGATAGGAATGTCGAAAACCGATTCGAATTTGCTCTCAATCAGCAATGGTCCTACAAGCGGGCACTTGGCGACGTATGAAAAATCACCATCAGTCATGCTGACAGACTTGCTCGAGTCACCGGCCTTGATCACGCGCTCCATACCAAGCAGGGAGGGCATGTCAGCTGCTCGGCTGGCTTTGTCAGCAAGCTGTGCGTACCAGCTCTTGGTTTCCTCGCGGTACAGCTTGAGGCTGTTTTTGAAGGAGTCCAATTGGGTTTCAATAGTGGCAACGCGATCCATCAGCCTTGCTCCAGAATCAGGTGGTTTAACAGTGCTTCTTTAAGGTTTTTCGGCGCATCCGGGCGGCGCACGAAACGGCTGACTTTCAGCTTCAGGTTGTTCTCTGGCCAAGCGTTGTAAATGTCCGGACGTTCTTCTTCGAGCCATTGCAGGAGATTGCCAATCAGTGTCGAAGGGTTTTCCTTGGTCAAGCTGTCCAGCAATGGTTTCGGCACCTCCCACCACGGCCAATCCTTCACCTTCGGCAACATCCGCGTCCCAACCTCCAGCATTCGCCCATTAATCAGATACCGCTCAAACATCGGCATTACTTCCCCAGCCTTCTCCCCGAGCCCCTTCAGAATCGGGTAGATATGCCGCCCATCCCAGAAGCTGAAAAACACCTCAGTCCCGTCCGGCATCTTCACCTGTGTCAGGCTGCGCAGGTGCTCGAACACGTCGTTCGGTTCGGCGTGTGACACCGCCAGCCAGCCCCAGTCGAGGGCGTCGGTTTCGGCGATCCACGGCAGGAATGCCGAGTTCGGTTTGAGTTCGGTGACGTAGGGCATCACTGGTTGCCAGGTGGAGTAGGGCGTGCCGCCCCAGATCGGCAGGAGCTGGGCGGTGGGTTCGGTCAGGTACAGGGTTTTCAGCGCGTCGGCATCGCTCGCTGCGCTGACGATCAGGTACAGGCGCTCGCCACTCTGCAGCGGCTGTTGTGCCAGCCAGTCCTTGGGTGTCAGTCGATCAGATGGCACAGGCACCTGCCTTGCATTTTTCGCATTCTTCGCAGAACGGCGCGTTACGTTTGAGGGTGTTGATCTGGGC